TTCCAGGGGGCTCCCGTCGGAGCCAGCAGCACGGGAGCCCCCTGGAAGGTTCGGTGGGCCCTGAAGGGGCTCGTGATCCTGGTCGTGCTCGCCGCCCCCATCACCGCCGCCAACGTGGCCCGGAGCGCCTGGCACAACCTCGGGGTCGGCATCTGCCACCTGAGTCCCAGCGCTTGTCAGGGCGATCAGCTCGACCCGAAGCTCCCTGTCCCCTCCACGGTCCTGCCCAGCACGGGTGGTCGGGCCGTCTCGGTCGTCACGACCACGCCCGATTACGGGCCGAGCTACACCGGGTTGCGGTCTCCGTGAAGTCGTGCTCGATCGAGGGGTGCTTCCAGCGGGCCTTCGCCCGGGGCTGGTGCCTGAACCATTACGTGGCCCACACCGGGCTCAGTCGGGCCTTGGTGGTCACCATCCGCCATGCCAAGGGCACCACTCTGGAGGTCGCTAGGCGGAACAAGGTGAGCCCTGGGCGGGTCTGGGAGATCCGCTCAGGGCGGTGGTGGGGGTTCCTGTGAGCCCTAGCACCCTTGGAGGACCACTGGCGACACGTGCTCGTCGTGTCCGTTGCTCGTTCCCGATGCGGACGCTGAATGCCAAGCAATGGGGCAGTACAGATGGTCATAGAGTGGGCAGTACGGGTGGTCATGGAACGTGTCGTAAGCTGGGTGGTTGTGGTCGCACGTTCGGCCCTCGAAACGGTAGTTCAGATTCAGATGTAACCATTTGGGATGTGCACGGTCGATGGCAACCCGGCGACGTTGCCGTGTGTGGTAACGCCCTGCTCTGTGATCACTGTGCGCCGTTTCGTGAAGTCGATGAGCGCCGCCGTTGGGCCTGGCACTTCGATGACTGGACCGACGGCGACGGCGGCGGGCGCCTCCTGTCGCTCCGGTTGAGCGCGCCCCATCGAGCGACAACCGACTTGCGAACGTACCTCCGGGCGCTCACTCGGGCCTTCGCTAAGTTGCGCCGCTCGGCGGCCTGGCGTGACGCCGGCATCGTGGATTGGGTGCGCACGATCCATGCACGATGGTCACACCGCAACGGGTTCCATTTGCACTTCCATGTGATCGCCTTCGTACACCCGAAGTGTCTGGTCGACGACACAAGAGTAGAGGCCGAGCTGCAAGCGTCGTGGCGCAAGCGGGCCTTTGGTGCCGGCTTCAAGCGCATCTCCGGACGTCAGGGCCTGACCGCCCGCTGGGCTGGCTCGGCACTGCGGGCCCTGTACGCCTGGAGTTCCTGGAGCCGTGACGACGAGGACGACTATGAGCCCGAGCACGAGATTGATCAGGGCGACTACGAGCCCGAGCACACCGACACGATGTCGCTTCAGCAGATGGCTCGACTGGCGCTCGCTGGCGACACTCACGCCTACGCCGCCTGGGCCGAGCTGTGCGTCGCCCTGAAGGGAGTCCCTGTGACGAAGGCCAGTCGAATCCTGGATCGCATCTGGGCGCAGTTCGGACCCAAACCCGAACCGCTCACCACCGAGGTCGGCGCCGAGGTGGCCCGGGTGTCGGCGGCCCTGTGGGAGCGGGCCCGACGTCGAGACGTCATCGAAGCCGGACTCGATCACGGCCACTCCCATGGGCTCGGAGCCCTTGCCCAGTTCTGGGCTACCCATCTCGGCCAGCCGATAGCGATCGACCGTAGTCACTTGCCGCCCCGGCTCACCATGTCACAACCCCTATCAACCCAAGGACCACGACATGAACGCTCATCAGCTCTACGCCCACGGCCTGGTCGCCTCGATCACGTCGGCCGACATCGCCCACTTCTACGATCCCAAGGACCCCGAACCGTCTACCGAGGTCGGTAGGCGCCGCCGTGTTACCTCAGGGCTGACGGTAGGTGAGCTGGAAGAGCTGCACGCCACTGTGCTCATGTATGCCGACTCAGATACCTTGCGAGCTTGGTCGGTCATCCTGGCCAACGCCACCAAGGAACCTCGGGGCGACCGTTCCGCTACTTGGGCCCTGCCGCTCTCGAAGTTCATGATCGACATTCCTCAGGAGCAGGAACCCGAGAGCCGTCGACTGGAGATGGTGGCCGACTGATGGCTGAACACGTGATTAGCCTCCTGATCATCGCTGACGATGACGCTACCGAGGTGATTATGAATGCTGTCCGGAATCTGGTCGGCGTACTGATCAGTGGGAGCGGCGAACACCTGAGGGAACTGACCCTCAAGCTCGACACCGGGGTTCAGGTGCTCGTTGGGGGTTCTGAGAAATAATTTCGGGTACCTACTATTGACAATGGGTATTGGGTACCTAATAATAGAGGCATGACCCACCAAGAAGAGCACCCAGCCCAACCTATTATCGAACATGTCATCGCTGCCAATCTCCCTGCTGCGACCGCAGTGCTGCGTTTTATCACAACCTCCGAGGTACCAACTTCCGAGATCAAGTCGGTGGCTGCATTCCTCTATGGGGGGTACCGTGACGGACGGGGTGTTGCCCTGGCCATGGCCTATACCACTGGCATCGTGTGGGAGGCCATCCGCATCCTCTTGGCCGATACCCCCGAGCTGCTGGAGCTGGTCGAGCGGTCCATCGGGACTTCGATCACCTCTACGCCCGGCCGGTGGTACGTCCGGGGCGCTGACGACTCCCAGCTTCCCGACGCATGACCGAGGGAAAGCCCGGTCGACCCAGTCTCGGGGATTACCCTCGGTTCTGGATCCGGCTGGGTGATCTTGGGCTACGTGTCGAGTACGTTGCCTGGACGGAGTGCAAGGGCAATCGGAGCGAGGCTGTCCGCCTGCTTATCCGTGAGGCGCTGGACCAGCGAGCGAAAGGGTAGCAGTGGGCTACGTCTACGTCATCGAGTGCCCGGAGCGGCAACTAATCAAGGTCGGGATGACCAACGGCGCCCCGGCCCGCCGCCTCGCCCAGCTCCAGACCGGTCAGCCTGACCCGCTTCGTCTCCTGTATGCCTGGACCGTGCTCGACGCCGCCCGGGCCGAGCGCTGCATGCACCAGTTGCTGGCCGCTCAGCACTATCGGGGCGAGTGGTTCAACGTCACGCCCGATCAGGTGGTAGCCGCCTGGGCCCGGGTGGTGGCCGGCCGACTGGGGGTGCGGTTCCGGTTGCACTGGTGGTGGGCCCGGTTGCGCCGATGGGGCGCTCGATGGGTGGGAACGGCCGCCCGGTGGACCGGCTTTAGCACCTGGCTGGGGATTCTTCTCCTGTTTGTGTATGCGGGCTTGCACATTCTTGGAATGTGCACCACACTGGTCCCATGACCACCAATCCCACTCACGTCGAGCCACTCCGACTTCGCCCCCACGAGCTGAAGCCAGGCGATCACATCGTCGGCTTCGCCGACTTCGGTCCCGTGACCGCTGTTCGCTACGCCGGTTCCGGCTCAGACGGCACCGGCTACGAAGAGGCCGTGCGGCACGAGTTCGGGGACCTCTACGAGATCACCTGGACCGACCGCTCCGATCCGATGATCTTTCGGGGCAAGCACACGTTCACGGTGGTGCGGCCATGACCACCGTCAGGTCGATCACGATCAGCTTGGTCGAGAACCACGGGGGCACCTACGCCTTCGCCCTCTCCCCGGTCACCAAGACCGAGGTGGAGACCTTCGTCCCCGATCCCGGTCATCACGCCTACCATCCATTCGAGGTGTCGGAATACCTGATGGACGTCATCGCTTCGCAGCTCGATCTGCCCAGTGAGGAGTGAGGCCGTCAGGATCGTGGCCGGCGCCATCGGCCTGGGTGGGGTCGCGCTCGGCTGGATGTTCGGGTTGGCCGGTTCCGATCTCGGTCCACTGGTGGAAGTGCTGGGAGCGCTTCTCTTGTTCACCGCTCTAGCCTGGGGGTGGTAATCCCACGGGGGATGACACGCAGCCCCGTCTCCTTGGAGGCGGGGCTGTACCATGCCCGTTCATGAGTGACATCGAGAACGACACCCCTCAGTCAGCCGAAGAGATCACCCTGGAGCCCGGCATCCCGGCAGCTCATCCGAAGGATCACCTGGCCCAGGCTGAAGTAGCTGAGGGGCAGGCCGAGCCCCAGGAACCCTGAGCCGTGGGAGTTCGGGGCCCTGTGCCCAAGCGGGACGACCAGCGACGCCGCCACAACGAACCGGTCGGCGGCCCGGCCGAGAAGGGCGAGCACGTCCCGTGCGACCCTCCCAAGGCCAACCCGAAGTGGCATCCGGTGGCCAAGCGCTGGTACCAGAGCCTGGCCCTGAGCGGTCAGTCCTGGTGGTATCAGGCCTCCGACTGGGCCACCGCCGAGGTGCTGGCCGAAGAGATGAGCCGATGCCTGCGGCCCCAATACGTGGCCTACAACGAGAAGACGGGTGAGCCGGTCTTCGTCGAGCGGCCGATGGGCCTCAGCCTGAGCGCCTTCCTGAAGGGCGCCAGCACGCTCATGGCTACTGAGGGCGACCGCCGCCGGCTCCGCATCGAGCTGGAGCGCAAGCCGCCGGCCGCCGCTGAGGGAACGGTCAGTTGGATCGAGCAGGCCCGCCGTAGCGGCTGAAGGTGGCCCTTCCCGGTCTGGCCCTACCCGAGCTGCCGCCGCTCCTTCGACTCGACACCCTGCCGCCATGGCCGTGGGACGTCCTTGATCCGGAAGCACCACCCACGCTCGGTTGGTCGGCCATCGCCTGGGCCGAGGGGTGGTCCGGTTTCCCTGGTCTCCCTAACGGCTGGAGAGGACTCACCCAGCCCAATGGGCCAACGGCTGGCCAGCTGTACCGGTTGACCGAGCGTCAGAAGACATTCCTTAAATGGTTCTACGCCTTAACTCCTGACGCTCAGTGGGTCTTCGATGCTGGCATACGTCGACTATCCAAAGGGGCAGGTAAGAGTCCCTTTGCTGGCGTTCATGCATTGATCGAGTTTCTGGCCCCAGTGCGATTAGCCACGTTCCGACGGGGTGCGCCGGGAGGGGTGGAAGCCCGCAACCAGGACATGGCCCTAGTGCAGATCGTGGCCACGGCCGAATCTCAGACTCAGAACACGATGAGACACATTCGAGCCATGGCCCCCAAACGTTCCTATGTGGCCGAGTTCTATCGCCTGGACCCTGGCAAGACCCAATATTACGCCCTACCTGAGAAGACATTGGAGCAATGCACCAGTTCAGCCACCAGCGCTGAAGGGGCCGAATCCACGTTCGTCGTCAAGGATGAGTTGGAGCACTGGCGAGCTAGCAACGGTGGGATCGAGTTGGCCTCCACCCTGGATGACAACCTGGCCAAGAGTGGGGCCCGGGCACTGGGAACGTGTAACGCCTGGATCCCTGGCCAGGAATCTGTGGCCGAGAATGATTACCGGGCCTGGGTGCTCCAAGAGGAGGGGGCCACGATCGGGGACACTCGAATTCTGTACGACGCTGTGATCGCCCCGCCCGATACCAACATGGCGGATCCGAGAAGTCTTCGGGAGGCCCTAGAGGTCATCTATGCCGATTGCAGCTGGAAGAAGCCGCACGAGGTAGATTCCGATGGTTTTCTCCGACCGATCCCCGGTTCGAAGCCCGACGTCCGCCCGATCATGCGTCGGATCTACAACGTTGCATCGAGCCCCGACGATTCGCAGCGCAAGTATTTGAACCGTCCAGTGGCGCCTCAGGCCGCCTGGGTCGACCCGGCCGCCTGGGCCCTCATGTATGACCCGACCCGGGTGGTGGTCGACCGAGAGCCGATTGTGGCCTTCTTCGACGGTTCGAAGTCGAGAGACGCCACCGGCATCGTGGGATGCACACTGCAAGATGGGCACGTGTTCGTGATCGGTGCCTGGGAGAGCCCGCTCAATTCCAGCAGCAGCCAGTACGTGGTACCTGTACACGAGGTCGACGCTGCCGTGGCCCGCATGCTTCGCACCTGGGACGTGCGGGCCTTCTTCGGTGACGTGCACGAGTGGGAGTCCTTCGTGAAGCTCGACTGGCCCAAGCTGGCCAAAGAGCAGGACATCACCTTCGCCGTGGAGGCCGCCGCCGTTGAAGGTTGGCCGATTGCCTGGGATATGCGCACCGGGAGCCACCAGGCCCGCTTCACCAAGGCCACCGAGCTGTGCCGCTCCGAGGTCGAGGGCGGGAGCTTCACTCACGACGGCAACTCCGTGCTGGCCCGCCACATGGCCAACGCCCGGGAACGGGAGAACCGCAACGGCACCACGATCGGCAAGGAGTCGAGGGACTCACCGCTGAAGATCGACCTTGCGGTTTGTACGATCGGCGCCAGAATGGTCCGACAGCTGGTCCTGGTGGCCGAGGCTGCGAAGCCGCCGCCGAAGTCCAAGACGCTGAACAGGAGCTAGCTGTGCTCGACCCTGATGAACTGGCTACCGTCGGCTCACCCGATTGGTGGCTTTTGGCCCTGGGCAGGCGGCTGGAGGCCGAGCGCCACGACCTGGAGCGTCTGAACGCTTACGACTGCGGAGACCACCCGCTTCCCAGCGGCCACCGGCGAGCTCGGGAGACTTGGAAAAAGTTCCAGCGCCAGTCCCGTACCAACTTCACCGGCCTGGTCACCGAGTCGGTGCTCGACCGGTTGCAGGTGACCGGGTTCCGCATGGGCGGTCAGGCTGACCTGGCGGCCGACCTCGACGCCCAGTTGGTCTGGCAGGACAACTTCCTTGATGCCGATGCGGCCATCGTGATGCGTGACGCCCTGGTGATGCGCCGCAGCTACGTGGTCGTGGGGCCCGACGACGACAACGACTCCGCCTCCGGTGTGCTGATCACCGGCGAGGATCCCCGTCAAATGATCCACGCCTCCGAGCCTGACAACCGCCGGGAGCTGCGGGCCGTCCTCAAGACCTGGTGCGATGAGTACACCGCTGAGATGCACGCCGTGGTCTATTTGCCCGACACGGTGACGTACTACGTGGGAAGGGCCTCATCGGGCGGGGCACTCTGGCTCCCCACCCAGTGGAGCCTTGACGTTGACGAAGGGGACAACGGACAGGCGGTCAATCCCCTCGCCCCGCTGGTACCCGTCGTTCCCTTCGTCAACCGTCCCGAGAAGCGACGAAGCGGCTTCGGTGAGTTCGAAGACGTGACCGACGTCCAGGACCGGATCAACCAAGAGGTGCTGGATCGACTGGTGACCGGGGCCACTCAGGCGTTCCGCCAGCGCTGGGCCACTGGCTCGGAGATCAAGGGTCAGTTCGACCCGGGCTCCGACCTGATCTGGTGGGTGGAGGACGACAAGGCCAAGTTCGGGGACTTCACCTCCGCCGATCTGCGCCAGTTCATCGACGCCGTGCGAGCCGACGTCGAGCACCTGGCCTCGGTCACCCGGACCCCGCCCTACTACCTCCTGGGCGAGATGGCCAACCTGTCGGGTGATGCTCTCACCGCGGCTGAGGCCGGCCTGGTGGCCAAGGCCCGGCGTCGCATGGCCCAGTTCGGCGAGTCCTGGGAGGCCGTGCTGGCCCTGGCCTTCAAGTTGAAGGGGCGGAAGGTGGCCGTGGACGCCGAGACGATCTGGGCCGACCCGGAGCGGCGCAACGAGGCTGCTTCCGCCGATGCCGCCGTGAAGAAGGACTCGATCAAGGTGCCGTGGCGCCAGCTGATGGAAGACCTGGGCTACAGCCCCCAGCAGATCGACCGCATGGAAGCTCTGAAGGCGGCCGACGCCATCAAGATGGCACTGATGGCGCCCCCGCCAGCGCCACCAGTACCGCCGTTGCCGCCGGCACCGAACGGTAGCGGCCCCCAGGTCCCCCCCGTGCCGGTCGGGGCTTAGGCCGTGACCGTCGAGGCGCTGGCGGCCGCCCAGGTCGATCGGACGGCCCGCCTTCAAGACAAGGTGAGGGCACTAGTGGCCGAGATCTGGGTCGCTCTCACTGGTATCGACGATGCCGCTATGGACCAGTGGCTGACGGCCGTGCTCCCGGTGGTGGCCGGGGCCGAGCAGGTCGCCTCTGCCGACATGGCTGCCTACCTGGCCCTCATGGTGGCCGAGATGACCGGTCAGCCCCCGGTCTACGTCGGTGTTCCAGCCGAGCTGGTGACCGGGGCTCACCTTCGACGGGGCACCTCGCCCGAAGAGGTCTACGCCCGGCCGATGGTCCAAGCCCGCTCCCTTCTGGCCCAAGGGCTCCCCTACGCCGAGACGATGACCGGCGCCGGCCGGCGGGCCGAGTTGCTGGCCACCACTGACGTCCAGTCGGCTCGGCTGTACGCCTCCCAGGCGATCATGGTCCGGGAGCCTCGGATCGTTGGCTACCGGCGCAAGCTGAGTGGCTCCCACTCCTGTGGGTTGTGCGTGGTGGCTTCCACCCGTCGCTACCACAAGGCGGACTTGATGCCCCGTCATCCCGGGTGCGACTGCACCCCGACCCCGATCATTGGGACGGAGGACCCTGGCGTCGTGCTGAATCGGCCGTTGCTCGACCAGGCCCATGCCAGCATCGCCGAGCGGTTCGGGCCTGAGCCGACTCTGCCGCCTACCGGGAGCTGGTGACCGTGTATGAGCACGGGGAGTACGGGCCGACCTTGGCTGCTGCCGGGGATCATCACCTCATCTCGGCCGCCGCTTCTGCTCGGTAATCTTCGATCGTTTCCCACACCACGGCCCCGGGAGGGCATAATGCCAACTGAAGAGACCGGTACCGAAGGCCAGGAGCCCGAGGCGCCGGAGCCGAGCACCGATCCCTGGGCCGACCCGGAGAAGGCCCGAGCCGAGATCGACAAGCTCCGCAAAGAGGCCGCCGGATGGCGGACCAAGGTCCGGGAACTGGAGCCCCAGGCCCGCAAGGCACAAGAGGCTGACGAGGCCACGAAGTCCGAGATCCAGAAGGCCCTCGACCGCCTCGCCGAAGCCGAGCAGCGGGCCCAGGCGGCCACGTTTGAAGCGGCCCGACTCCGGGCTGCCAGCGCCCACGGTCTCACCGAGGCCCAGGCCAAGCGGTTGGTGGGCTCGACGCCCGAGGAGCTGGATGCCGACGCCAAGGCGTACGCCGCCGAGGTGGGCACCAACGGCGCTCGCAAGGCCGACCTGAAGCAAGGAACCAGGGGCGTAGCGGCACCTCCCGACCCGGACGCCTGGCTCCGACGATTGGCGAAACAGCAGTAACCCCCGCCCGACCATAGGACGGGGCCCAGCAGAAAGAGCCCGGTCCTATGACCTACACCTCCGACATCGTTCGGCAGTCCAGCCCCGATCCCTTGGTGCCGGAGCCGATCGTCAACTCGATCATTCAGGAGCTACCCGGTCAGTCGGCGGTCCTGAGTCACGCTCGGATTGTGCCCATGGCGGCCAAGACACTGCGCCAGCCCGTGATCAACACGCTCCCGTCCGCCTACTTCCTCACGGCCGAGACTGGGGCCGGGGCCCGCAAGCAGACCACGGACATGACGTGGGCCAACGTGATCCTCACCGCTGAGGAGATCGCCTGCATCGTGCCCATCCCGGAGTCCTACTTCGATGACACGATGGTCCCCATCTGGGACGAGGTTCGACCCCGGATCACTGAGGCCATCGGCAAGCTGATCGACGGTGCTTGCATCTACGGCACCAACAAGCCGAGCACCTGGTCGCCTGCCATCTACCAGACGGCCGTGCTCAAGGGCAACCGGTTCACCCAGGGCACCTACCCCGACCTGGCCGCCGATATCGCCAACATGGGCCGTCAGCTGGCGGAGGACGGATTCGCGGTCAACGGTTTCATTTGCAAGCCCGGGTTCCCCTGGCAGTTGGTGGGCCTGCGCACCGCTCAGGGCGTCCCCATCTACCAGCCCGTGCTTCAGGACCGGGTGGGCTCCACCCTGTACGGTTTCCGTCTCTCCGAGGCCAACTCGGGTGGCTGGAACTCGGTAGAGACCCAGCTGATCGCTGGTGACTGGACGAAGGCCATCGTCGGGATGCGCCAGGACGTTAGCTTCCGGGTGTTCACCGAAGGTGTGATCACCGACGGTTCGGGCAACATTGTGCTGAACCTGATGCAACAGGACCACATCGCCCTGCGGGTCACCATGCGGATGGGTTTCGCCACCGCCAACCCGGTCACCGGCCTGAACACCAATGCCGCCACCCGGTACCCCTTCAGCGTGCTCCAGACCACTGGCTACACCTACAGCTGAGGCCACGCGATGCGAGTCCTGGGCATGGCCCACCAGTACGTCCCGATTCGCTCGGCCGGCGCCGAGACGCATCTGCACGCCATGCTTCGGGCCCTGGTCTCCAGGGGTCATCACGTTGACGTCACCCTGTCAAGGCAGACAGGCGAGCCGTACGTCCTCGACGGCGTCAACGTGTGGCCCCTGGTCGATTATCGGGCCGACGTCTTCCGCTGGCTCACCGACGCTGATCTTCTGGTCGCTCACCTGGAGAACACGATCCGGGCCAACGTGCTGGGGGACTACAACGGGATCCCGGTCGTCATCTTGCACCACAACACCTTCGAGCAGACTCGGGATGCGCTGCTCTTGGCTTCGGCCCGCACCGACCTGTTGGTGCTCAACAGCCAATGGATGACCGAAGACCTGATCGACTGGAGCATCGCCCGGGACTTCCAGCTCCCACCCCGGGTGCTCTGTCGACCCGTGGCCGATCCGGCCGATTATGCCACCACCCCCGGCGATCGGGTGACCCTGATCAATCTGCGCCGGACCGACGGGGGTAGCGACAACGCTCTCACGAAGGGGGGCGAGGTGTTCCGGGCCGTGGCTCAGGCCTTGCCCGAGGTCGACTTCCTCGGGGTCACCGGGGCTTACGGCAGGCAACAGGAGCTGGACGATCTACCCAACGTCGAGGTCATCGAGCACGTCCCCCATGATCGGATGCGGGAGCTGGTCTATGCGCGCACTCGTGTTCTACTGGTGCCTTCCAGCTATGAGAGCTGGGGGCGGGTGGCTTCGGAGGCGATCACGTCGGGCATCCCCGTGGTGGCCTCGCCCACGCCCGGGCTCCAGGAATGCCTGGGCCCGAAGGGTGTCTTCATCGACCCGGCCAACATCGAAAGGTGGGTCGACGCTGTTCGGACGCTGACCAGCAACCGTCGAGCCTGGGCGGCTGCCTCGAAGGCCATGAAGGACCGAGCGGCCGAGCACGCCGCCTTCGGGGACCTGGAGCGTTGGTGCGACTGGGCTGAGGCCACGGCCGCCGCTGGGGAGCCGGTCTATCTGTCGGAGGGGGCCGCTTGATGCCAACCTCAAATCTGCACCTGGCTGCCGATCTGTGCTGGATGGTCGAGGGCACGGGCGCCCAGCGGGTGCTCGACGTCGGCCCGGGTCACGGCAAGTACGGGGTGCTGCTCCGGGAGTACGCCCACGTTGAGGTGGTTGACGCCGTCGAGATGTGGGAGCCCTACATCGAGAGCTTCGGCCTGGAAGGCATCTATCGCCAGGTCTACCCGGGTGACGTGTGCGACCTCAGTGAGGAGGTGTTGGCCTGGTATCACTGCGTCTTCCTGGGTGACGTGATCGAGCACATCGACAAGGATCAAGCCAACGCACTGTTGGACCGGATCCCCGGTTGGGTGGTCATCTGCACCCCGGTCGATTACTTCCCTCAGCCCCATGAGGTGCCAACCGAGCACCACGTGAGCCATTGGACCGCTGGGGACTTCGCCCGACGGCCGGAGCTGGACACGGTGAACGAGCGCATGGGCGGGCTCCTGGTCCGCTTGAAGCCCAAGGACACGGGGCTCCCATGGCCGATCTGATCACGAGGGCCGACATCATCGCCCGCATCGGGCCCCTCAACCCCACCCAGGACGCTCGGGTGGATGCCCTGATCGTCGACGCCTCCGCCCTGGCCCGCTCCGAAGGGCCCTGGCTGGAGAACGTGACCAACGACGTGGTGGTCCTCCAGTTGAACGGCAACAAGCTCACGTTGCCGGCCGGTCCGGTGACGAGCATCACCGAGGTGCGCCTGGTTGGCATCCCGACCCCGAGCGGTGACCTGGTGATCCCCAGCGGCTATTGGGCCTTCGACGGGATCGATCAGATCGTGCTCGACCAGGATGCCCACGGCTGGATCATCAACATGCCCGAAGCCTGGTGGACCGACTACGGCGCCATCGGGACCTACCGGGTGACCTACTCCCACGGCTTTACCTCGACTCCTCCCGAGGTGTTGGCCGTGGTCTGCAACATGGTCAACCGAGTGCTGACCTCGCCCAGCATGGCTGAGGGCCTGACGGGAGAGACCATCGGCCAGTACGGCTACCAGATGAGCCAGCAGATGGGGGCCATGGGCTCCGGTGTCCGGGTTACCGAGGCCGACCGGATGATCCTACGCAACCCGAAGTTCCGCCGTGGCCTGATCTCCATCGAGACCCCGATCTGAGGTGATGTGATGCACACTCGAAAGGCCGTACCGCTCCTGGTGGAGCGGTGGTGGGAGTGCCCATCATGTGGCCACCAGGCCCGAACCGTCCAGGGCGGGATCCTCACCCCCATGCACCGTTGCCCGAAGCTGTCCGGTCTTGAGGTGCCACTGGTGCAGGTGCTCCACAACGGGGGCATTCGACCCGGCGACGTACGCCACGTACCCGTGGAGCGGGGCGACATGATCGGCACCGAGCGAGGGGTCCTGGTCGACGCCAGCGGCAAGGCCATCCAGTCCGTGCTCACCGAGCGCCGAGACGGGTCCTACGACTGCACCGTCTTCGCTCCCGTCGCAACCGCATCCGCAAGTTGAAAGGAACCCACTAAATGGCCTGGGCTAGCTCCAAGATCTTCTCTCAGTACGTGCTCGGGACGTTGGACCGAACAACTGCCTTCGACATCGACACCGACATCCCTAAGGTGGCGCTCTACAACAACACCCCCACCCCTGACAACACGGTGTCGCTAGCCAACAGCTGCTACAACGTTGGCCAGTGGGCCACCGCTCAGGAGCAGTTTCAGGCCGGCCAATGGGCTCAGGGTGGAGTGGCGCTCTCCGGTCATGACGTGACCACGGCCGGCACCACGATCATGTACGACGCCACTGACACGGCCTCGGGCGCCGCCTGCACCCTGGCCAACGTCTACGGGTGCCTGGTCTACGACGACACGATCACCACCCCATCGGCCGATGCTGGCATCTGTTACAACTACTTCGGCGGGATCAACTCCGTTACCAATGGCACGTTCACCGTGGTGTGGAACGCCTCGGGCATCATGTCCCTCTCGGTCGCCTGATGTCGGGTCGCTACGGAGCTGGAGTCACCAATAGAACCGGGGTCAACACCGTTGACACGGTTCTGTTTCAGATTCGGCCGACATCGACCGCCGAACGGCTCTACGTCGTCCAGGTCGTGATGGCCGTGCTGACCGCACCGTCCAATGCGCTTCAGCCGTACCTGACCCGCTCGACGGCCATCGGCACGGTCACCACCACCCTGGCCGGCCAACCGCTCGACCCGAACGAGACGGCCGCCGTTGGTACGTTCGACTCGATCTTCTCGGTCGCCCCAACGATCGTCACTACCAACAAGATCGGGGTCGGAGCCATGGCCGTCACCGCCGGGGGTGGATGGGTCTGGGACTTCCGGGACCGGCCGGTGGTCCTCTCGGCCGTCACCACCGCTGGACTTTGCATCGTCAACGCCGCCGCTTCGGGGGCCACGGTCGGGGCGGTGTCGGCTTCGGTCATGTGGGACGAGTAGACCCATGGCCGGCCCCGGGGGTTTGCTGCTTGGGC